CTGCGTCGGTGATGTAAGATTCAAACATGAACACACCATCGAGTTCGGCGTTGTGGTAAGCGTTGACGTTGTGCTGGTTGCCCTGCTTGAAGTACTTCTGCACGATTTTGCGAATCGTTGCCTTGTCGAATACGACATAGTACTCGCCGTATGTGTCATCCTTGCGGAAGATGGGGGTGTCGGCAAGCATCAGCGGCCCGGTCAGCACCCTGCGTTCACCCGTTTCGGCAAAGCGTTGCGGGGTCTTGGCAAAGGCTTGGAAGGGCTTTTCGATGGCAGGCATATCAACAAGGGCCACGAATTGCACGCCTTCATCCACCTCATCCACAGTCATTCGGTAAACAGGAAGTTCCATGCGGGGAGATGTAGGACTTAGCCCAATGTTGCAAATTCGGACAACCTCCGCACCCTGCTGGTGGTCTGCTGGATGTCACGCTCTACCACATAGGCACGCATGGGTTGCATCCCTTGACCTTGGCCTGCCGACAGTTCGCCAGTTCCGAGGTTAGTGGTTTGTGGGTTTATGAACGTGGGGGCAGGCGTTGAAGAAGATGCACCCGATGGAGTTGGAGGCGGTGTTGCAGTGCTTGTTGATTTGAACTGCGTTTTGGATATTGCGGCAACCCTCGCAAGACCTTGGGCAATAGCAATGCTCGCCGCAACGGACGCACGAATTGGTGCAGATGGGTCAGGAACGGTCATCTGCGACTTATACGCCCCCTGTGCTGCGGCAAAGGTGTCAATGATGGTCTGCGCTATACCCGCCGCCTTGTTGATGTTGAATGCTCTCTTTTGCGATTCCTCGCTGCTTCCTGCAAATGCGTTGGCAAGTTCGCCAATAGCACTGAAACCATCACTTGCCAGTTTAACCTTTTGGTCTTGAATAAACTTTTCATCTTCGAGCCTTTTCTTTTGCCCCTCTAATTCATTGTTTGCTTGGGCTTTTCGTCTTGCACCCTCCCGTTGCATCGCCGCCTCCAAAGACCGCTCCTTGCGTGCCTGTGAATCCAGTTCTTCCTCGTATAGCAGGAGGTTGGTTTCCTCCATGAAGGCGATGAACGCTTTGTTGTCATCCCTTAATTTCTGCAAGCGTTGGCGTTCTGCCTCTGCCGCTTTCTTGCGTTGTTCCTCCCTCTTTTTGTCTGCGGCAATTAATTTATCGGTATGTTCTTCGTATGCGTTGCGGTAGCGGTTCAACTGCGCCTCTTGGTCTTTCAGCGCTTGCGCTTGCTTGGCCGCTTCCTCCTTTGGGTCAGGCAAATCCAAGAAACGCCGTACTGCCGCAGTCAATTCATCCCACTTGGCTATCAATAGGCCAATGGCCGCAACTGCTGCGCCGATACCAGTAGCAAGGAGAGCAATCCTGAACGCTCGCATCGCTCCAGTCGCCGTTCCTACGGCTACGGTGTAGAGGTTCGTTGCCGCCGTGTTGATTCCCATCATGACCGCCGATTCCTTCTGCAAGAGGTTGGCCACCTGTTGCACACCGTTGGCAAGGGCCATCGCTCCCTGCACTTTCAGCATAGCCTTCTGCAAGTCCTCGTTCTCATCGCCGAACAACGCCGCCGCTCCCTGTGCTATTTGGAATCCTGCTGCAATGCCCTGCACGGCACCGACAAAAGCATCGATTCGCTTGGTGTCCGAGGCAAGGTTCTTGACCCGCTGGTTTACGTCTGCAATCTCGTCCTTTAATCGCCCTGCCTGTTGCTCAAGCCGCTTGAACGCATCCGTGCCTTGCTGACCTGCTTCGGCCATTGCAATCAATTCCTTCTGCATTTCACGCAAGCGTTGCTTTGCGCTTTGCGTTCCTGTGCTGGTGCTATCCTTGAGCGATACTTCTAATGCTATTTCTTTGGTTACGTCTGCCATAGTTTATCCTTCGGAGGGTAGTTCAGGGTTTATAGGTGGTTCGTAGTTCGGGTCGGATGGGTCGCTTGTTATCGGCCCGTTGTACAGGAATGCGGGGTCGTTTGCAATCGGCACGTTGGTCACAGGTGCAAATTCTGCAAGGTTCAGGATGCGGCGTAGCGTCACCCTGCACGGCTTCATCTGCCCGACCAAGTAATCTCGAATTTCAAGTAACCGCCAACGGATGCCGCCGTAATAAATCGGCTTGCGAAAGTCCAGTTGGTAGATGTCCACCGATGAGAGCATCATGGTGAGTTCCAACTGCAGGGCTTCTTTGCTGACGGTTTCGTTCACGTAGTTCTTCCAGTACTTGTTGAACAGGTTGTTGTTGGTGTAGGTAATGGTGCTGCCGCTTGCGTTCACGGCGTTGTAGTACACCAAGCGAGGAATCTCAAAGGCAAGGTCAAAGGTCGGAGCGTAGGGATTGTCGATGTGGCTGACAAAGGGCAGATTGTTTTGAGAAACAATAAGCGCAGACCCATCCGCATTGTTAATGCCGTACCAATAAAGCCAAGGCGTTTGATTTGAAATTAAATTGTATTGAGCGATTCTATACCCTGTTTGTAGCGGTTTGATTGTTCCGCTTGCAATCGTACCTTCCAAATCCCAAGTCCTACCAACAACCTTATCCGAAGCAAACGATGCTGGTATAAGCGTGCCGCAGGAGGTTTCCACGACTTTATCCCCCTTGCCGTAGAAGTTCTGCGTCGGGAATAGTTTGCCCCCATAGCCTTCCCTTGCAAGAGGATAGGACTGTTTGTAGGTCTTGGACAGGTAATCGCTCATATCCTTGTACTTGAAGATGAGGTTGGTGCTTGCGTTCGGGTCGCCGTTGGTGAGAATTTGCTCTGCGTTCTCATCCGCTTTCTGCGACCAATCCACCACACCCGAAGAATAGAAGTCCACCCAAGGCTCGATGTACAGGAGTTTCGGGTCTTGAGCATCGGCCATGATATGCAAATTGAACATCTTTTGCAGGTCTTGCAGAAGGTCGCCTTGCTTCACGTCAGCAGGCAGAGCAGTCCGCATATCAAGCGTTCCGATACTTGTTGCATTTTGCAGACAAGTCCATTGCATCGTTGACCCTGACAACACGGCAAATGCACTTGGACCGTTATTGCCAATAATTACTGGGCGAGTTCTAAGTTGAACCGCCGAGCCAGCAGGGATAGTTAAATTATTGAAATTAAGAGCGATTGTTGTATTTGGCGCACTTCTTACTCCAGTAGTTCCTCCAAGGGTTGTTATTACGCTTGACGTTATTGTATCATAAACGTCAAAAATAGCCGCTAAAATTGGGTATCCTGAAACGTTTCCAATTTTAAGGGATAGGTTTACATTCCAAAGAGTTGGAAGTTCAGTCGGTGCAACGAAGGTGCTTGATGATGCCACCCAGTATCCGCCATTATCATAGAAAGGCGCAGGAGTGTCTTTTGGGAATCGTAAAACTGTATTAGTTCCGCTTAATGCGGTGACCGTTCCTGTGCTTTGTGCAAAGATGTTTGACCCCGAAAGGTTGACGGGCATCGTTCCTGCCGCATATGGAATGACCAACTTACCAAAAGTTGCTGAGTTGAAGAAGTTGCTGGAGTACCTGTATCCCGCTTGACTGAAGATTAAGTCAATCATCTTTTTGACGTAGATGCTTGGCCCTAACTGCCACCAACCTGCTAATAAAACGCCACCTCCTTGCGAATAAACATCGGTGAATCCTGCTGCATCAATCACCCCATAGACGTAGCCACTCGATGCCGCACCGCTTGCCGTCCAAGTTCCGCTGACGTGGCCGCTTGTTGGCGTGTGGTTCATCCCGGTAACCCCTGCCGTGTTTACAAGAAGATTCCCCTCGATGGCTTGGTACAGTCCCACGTCATCCGTGAACAAGCCAACCTCGTAGGTGACTTTGCCCCTCGTCTTGGCCATGGATAGCAGTTGCAGCACTCCGCTGAACACCTGCACGCCATCCTCCCACATCGCCGCCCTTATCTTCTTGTTCGGAGTAAAGCCACCCACGAATGACTGGATATTGTACGCAAACCCGAAGCACTTCTCGTTGGTCGGTGTGTTCGGCAGGGTGATGGTCTTGGAGAACGACCCCCTGCGCTTGGTTACGTCTTCAATGTCGGAAATTGAGTAGGTGATGGCCACGTCCGTGCCGCCCATCGTGTCAAGGACGTAAGGCACTTCGACGTTGCTATCGTTAAGCGGGTAAGCAATCAGCGTGACGCTCATAGGATGTTGTTCTTGTAAGCCACGGCAATCTCGATTTGCAACTGCTGGAGTTGGTCATTTCGTCTGGTTACAAATTGATACTGGTTGGCGTTGACCACCGCTTCCACAAGTTCACCGTTAATCTCAAGCCATACCTGCCCACTTCGGACCATCTCAATGAGCCACTCCGATTCTGCATCGGTCAGCCAATCGGAGTTGAGCGCATACACATAGTCAAACGACCCTGCCCATACTTTGTCGTAGGTGAGGGTAGCGTAAACGTCCGAGTTGTAGCCGAAGGTATCTCGCTCAACGTTGGCTCGCTTGCGGTTCTTTAGGGTAAAGGTGTATGAATCTATCCCGCCGTATTTGTTGATGAAATGCACAGGTTGCGAGTTGAACCGCTGGCATGGTCCGATGGTGTAGGTGTAGTAAACCGAGAAATTACCTGCACCTGAATCCTCAAAAGCGATGGTATAGGATGACCCCTCTGCCGTTGGGAATCCCACCGAACCTGCCTGACCGTCCGAGCATTGCCCTGACGTGAGTGCCTTGAGGTTCATCGGCCCTGCGCCAAAGCGAGCGATTGACCCGCTGACGGATGCAGGAATGTTGACAGTAAACGTGCGGGTTGGGTAAGTGATTTCCGCTCGGTCAAACGGAGTTCCCGACTGCCCCATGCAGAGGAATCCGTAATCCGAGCCGTACACCGTGCGAGTTGTAGGGGTGGTCAATGCCCTGCTCACGCCGTCAAAAATATATGAGTTGAAGTACACACCGCCACTCCAATCGGCAAGTTCCAACTGCTCCAAATTGCCTGCAAAAGCGATATTCCCCGTTACGTTCGTAGTCGTTCCCGTCTGCACGACAGGCGTTGAACCGTACTCTTCCATGAACGTCAGGCGATACCCCGAATAAAACCCCGCATGGTCAGCGAAGCCTGTCTGCGTCAAGGTTGGAACGGTTGGCGCAATCAACGTCTCCACCACCCTGCTGACATCAAAGAAACCGTAGTTGGTGGTCGGGAGTTTGTCGCATTTCAATCTTGCCAGCGTGGTCGTTCCTGCTGCGTCCTTGACATCGCAGACGTAGCGGTAATTCGTGCCACTTGTCAGCGAGCCGCTGACCTTGAAGAGCATCTTGTTGTATACGGGGGTTGCCGCTTGAGGCGAACCCGAAAGGACTGTTATTGCCATATTATCGGACTGTTGCTACGCTGATGGATTTGCCGAGGACTTCGGCGATGTTTTCGGTAAGTACTGCGACCATATCCTCGGTGACCGCATTGCTCATGAAGTTGGTGGCTCGTAATCCTTCCCTCCGAATCTTATTAGCGATGTTGATGGCGAAGGAACGGTTTGCGGCAATCTTATCCCTGCCCTGCAAAGGAATGCTTTTGAAGGCAATCCATTCTTGGATGGGTCGGATAGGTGGCCGCTTGTCCCTGTACTGAAAGGGACTGTTCGGCGCACGACTGCTGCTTTTTGCACCTTTGACACCGAGGTCCACGAACTTCCAGTAGTCGTTGGCCACAATAGCGACCACGAAGGAAGTGTCGGTGAGGCTTATTGGTTCAAACTCAATGCTGGCAGATAGCGAATCGCTTGCAATAGCCCCTGAATTTGCGAGGTTCTGCTTGGCCAATTTAATGACCCCGTCCAACCATTTCTTGACTATTGCGTAGGATTTATTGTCAATCGCCCCAACTTCGAGGTTGACCCCGAAATCGGGCAACGCTTGCCTCTGCACGTTGGTCAGTTTCTTCCCTGACCCACCGACAAATACATCAAACTCCATGCTGGTAAATGTCCAGCCACGCAAATAGTGTCCTACCGCCTCCTCATCCGCTCTGCCTCTTGCCGTTCGGCCTCCAAGATGTCGTGAATGAGCAGGGCGTAGTTCAGGAACTCCACCGCCTTCATCGCAAAGATGGCATCGAATTTCAGCACGTCCTTGTTGGCCATCCTCCAAACGACCATCAGCCAACCGTACCCTGCGAGCGGGTTCGTTACTGGCCCTGCGCCTTCTTCGTCAGGTGCTTGGAATAGTCGCTCAAAATTTGCAAGTAACTCTCGGAACTTAACAAAAAAAAACTAACGACCCCCCAAACATCGCCAATCTTGGCGTGCTTCTTCATCAGTTCTGCTCGCTCGGCATGGCTCGCCCCGTCGTATTTCTTGGGAAACCATCCAAGCCAAGCAGCCTCCCTGCACAGGGTTGCCATGATGCGATGCAGGTTCTGTACCAGTTGCCGCTCGTCCGTGGTGTTCATCTCCATGAGGTCGATGAGTTGCCCGGCAGTTAACTCATCCGTGAACACAGTCGGAATCCACCACTTGCCCCCGGCTTTGAACTTGCGCTTGTAAGCCAGTGCAGGCAGTTCGTTCCACTCCTTGATGATGGCCTTGTAGCGCTTAGTAAGCGAAGCAGCAGGCATATCCCTGACGATGGCGACATCCACTCCCTCGACAATCGCAACCACGCCCAATCGCTTGTCTGCGTCGTTGAGGGCAGGGGATAGTTCCAAGGCGGCAATCCGCTGGAATTGGTCGATGGTCAGGTCTTGGAGTTTCATGCTGGGTAGTTTGTGTAATATCCGTAAATCGCATCCCCAACGATTAGGTTCAGTTCGGGGTATCTTGACGCAACGATTTCAGGGGTCAGGTCGGGTTGGTAGTGCGTTTCGTGAACATTCCCCTCCCACACCCCCTGCTCGTAAAGGTAAGGCACGGCAATCATCGCTCTTTTGCTTCCGATTCGGTTTAGCAAATCCCTTGCATCCTTGAGGTTGAGATGCTCAAAGACATCGCCGAGAATTAGGTATGTATAGGGCGAAATATCAAAATCCCGAATGTCGGTGATGAATAGTTGCTTGTACTTGGCCCGAAGGTCAAACCGCTCAACATACGGCTCGTAAATTTCCACGCCATCCATGGCAACTTCGGGAAGCAGTTGGGCGTAAGTTCCGCATCCCACACCTACGTCAAGAACACGGTCATCGGGTCGCAATACTGACCTGATGTGAGCGGCGATTCGGTCTTTGTAGAATGGATGCGAAAACGGCATGGTCAAAAGATTTGAAGGCCATCCGCAATCTTCTTGGCGGTACTGGCGTGGTTGGCTTTGTCGAGGTACTGCCTGAACTCCCAATCCGCATTCAAGTCCTCGGCGGTCAGGTAGTAGGGAAGATGCCTGCACTCATAGGGTGCGACCATCCTTGCCCCGCTTATGCAGACCCGTTGATAGTGTTCGTGATGGTAGAATGCGAAGGTTGTGTCAACGGGCGCAAGTTGCAATCCATTCCAAGTCGGCTGCTTTTTGTAGCGTAGTTCTGCCTGCTGGAAGAACAGGGCATCAGCAGGAATATCGTCCGTCCGAATGCCAAGCCCGATTTTGTCCTTGACCGTGAACATAACGCCGTTGAACGGGTCGCCTTCCTCCTGCTCGTACATATACGTCTTGACAGGCAAGTCGTACCACGCCTCCCGCATCCGTATTAGCGTATCATCAGGTAGAGCCGAAAGGTCAAGGTCAGGGTCGGTTACGATGTAGTCGGGGTATCCCATTTGAAACAACTGCATTGGGATTTGGGCTTGCCATGCGACAAGGTGGCCGAAGTTCCCTCCTGTGCGAATGACCGCAACATCGTTGGCCTCCAGTTTCAGTTGCTCGTACCATTCTAGCGTTGGGGCGTAGGTTGTGCCGTTATCCAAGATTAAGATTGGCCCGACATCTTGCATCTGCTTCAATTTCTTGACCATGGCCTTGGGCCAAGTGTACAGGTTGAAGTTGGTGATGATGACGGGTATCTTGGCCATGGCTAAAACGTGATGATGAACTTGTCAGGCGCAGGCCATCCCTTGCAGGAGTTGTACACGGTCATCCCTTCGGCTTTTCCAATCCAATGCTCGGCCTGCCAGCGGTGTTCCCTCACAGGTTCGCCAAGTTTGCGGATATGCGATGACTTGGCCCACCAGAACGTGCCAGCAAAATATGGGTAGCCATCGGGGTTGTTGTGGTCCGCAATTTGGGGGAATTCCTCCTTGGTCAGCCAATAGGCTCCCACGGCATCTACGTTCTGCAGTTCGGCAAGACACCGTTCCCAAGCCACGACATTGAAGAAAATCATCGACCTGCACCACAGTTGGTTTATCAGTGATGGGTCGGAACTGCCCTTGGTATGAGCGTACAGGTAGGCCGCATCCTCGTCTTGGCTTGCCTTGTACATCTCGGTCAGGGTGGCCTGCTCCCAAGCGTTGGTACGAGTAACGACAACCTTTACCTTGTCTTTTATCAGGGAATTGTCAAGTATTTCCTTGACCGCTTTCCGCTGTTCTGGCGGCCCAACGATGCCCACCCGAATCTCGTCCAACTGCTCGATGAGGCCGTAGTTGCAGAGCGCCATCATGTGCTGGTTCAGGATGAGTTGCCATTGGCCTCCCCCTCCGCAGTAGATGTGGTAATAGTGGATGAGTTTCATAGCGAGGCAAAAGCAAAAAGCAAGACCAATAACAGGGCGAATCTGCCAAAAATCAAAAGCAAATCAAGGAAGGATTCGAGGTTCATGGGGGTAAAGTTAAACCACCAAATACCTTCCCGAGTTACTGACCGCAAGTTTGTTGAGAGCCACATAACGCAGGGCATCGCAGGCGTGGTTGAACGAATCGATGGGAACCCCTGTGTCCTTGCCCTCCTTGTCGGTGGCCCAAGTGTAACTGCGGAGTTCTTTTATCAGGTTTGTCGAATCCTTGGTGATGTGCAGGTTGAACCGCTTCACGATGTCAATCCCCTGCCTGACGCTATCGGGCCCTTTGCTCGCTGGCTTAATGTTGAAGCCAAGGCGGTATATCTCCTCGATGGACTTTGGTTCGGCCGAATCAGCTACAATCTCCCACGCCCTTGTGATGCCAAATTCCTTCAACTTGGCGGCAATATCCGAGTTGGTGAGGCCACGGTTGTACAGGAGTTCATGCACGAACAAGTCATCCCCCCTGCGGTACACGGCGACCAATGCCGTTGGGTCGTTGCTAAAGCCCCAGTCGAGCCCGTAGGCGACGAATTTCATCGTGGATGGGTCTATGCCCTCAACTACCGAGAAGTCGCCGTATATCGCACCTTGGAGGGTTCCAACCTGACCCATGCCGTAGACCTTCCACCAATTCGCCCAATAGGCAGAGGTTTCCGCTTTGGCTCGGTTTAGTTCAATATCGTTTCGAATCGTATCAGGCAGGGCCTCGTTGTCCTGATAGGTGAGAATCAGGAACTCCGCATCCGCTTCGGGCAGGACTTCGGTATGCGCCCAGAACTCATGCGTGGGGTTGAAGTCGATGTAAATCTCCTGACTTGTACGGATGGCAAGTTGGTAGTAGGAGTCAAAGTCGATGTTGTTCGCTTCGTTGATGTAAAGGATTTGCCGCCTTGCCCCTCGTAGCCTTGCCTCGGAATCAGCAGAGAAAAACTCAATCGTTGAACCATTGGCGAAGTTGTACTGCAGGAGCGTCTTGTTCCAGCGGTCTGCAACCCATCGGTGCGTCCATTGCATAATCTTGGCGAAGTCCTTAATCGCACCCCTGCGTAGGTGAGGCACGGATTCGGATACTACCGAAATCTCGGACTTTGGATGGCGGGCGGCGTGGTCAATCAGGACCGCAAGGATGCCGAAGGTTTTGGATGCACTCGTTCCGCCCTGGATGACTTTCTTCCGAGCAGTCATCGCCCGAATCTTCTTGATAGCGGTCGTGTACTTAAACTCCATCCGTCTGCTTCACTTTCTCCAAGTAAACCACCGCATCCATCAACTCCTCCTGCAAGTGCTGAAGCCATTGCATCGGGGTCAGGTCATTTCGGTCCATCGTCGTGCCGTACTTGGCCTCACCTTTGGCCGCCCTGTCGTGGAACTGCTGAACCACGCTCTCAACGATTGAATCACTCACCGAATAGGGGTTGCTCGATGGTTACGGTATTCTCTTGCTTGTCTACCAACCCAAGGAGGCGGGAGGCGATGTTGGCCGAGTAAACGCCCGAACTTGCACCCTCCAGCATATCCTTGTCGCAGGTGGCTCGTATGCGTGTAATGATTGGGGAAAATTCCTTGTGCATCTCGGAAGTTCCCTTCCGATAGTCCGAAAGGTCAAAGCAAACACCGTTCTCCGCAAGCCATCCTTCGAAGCCCCGAAAGGTAATAGGCCGCTCCTTATCCCTGTAAACCATGACCCCATCCTTTCCGACATAGTCCTGCACTCGGTACGGGTTGGCCTTGTTTTCGGCCCTGTACTTTTCGAATGCCTCCCACAGTTCTTCGGGGGTCTTCCATATTGGCGGTCGGCCTGCCATCAGTATTCAATTTTATCAATCAGCGAATCAATCTTGTCCACTATCTTCATCTTCACGGCAAAAGCGTTGGGCGAATTGGATTCATCAACTGCACCAATGCAGTCGCAGAGGGTCGTGATGACCATCATCAGCGAATCCATCCTCGCCTGCTTCTGCGCTTCCGTGTCAGCCTTCGTCGAGTTCGCCAAGTTCTCGTAGTTTATTCCTGCTCCATCCAAGGGCCGCTTTGCCGCCCCAAAGCAGGTAACTGATGTAACCGCAGTCGCTGGTACTGTCAGCGTTGTCGTAGTAGGTTTCTGCCCGGCTAAGGTAGGAGTGCATCCGCTTGATAGTTTCAAGGGAAATTGCGTCACCATTGGCGAGTTGCTGCGCCCTGACCTTGCCTGTTTGGGTAGCACACTTGTTGCCGTTACGCTCGTTAAGTTCAATCCCCCGCTTGGCGTTGTTGCGGACACCTTCGCCATAGTCGGCATAGGATTGGAATGCCTGACGCTTGTGGTTGGCGTAGATGTTGCCGCATACTGCGAGCCGTTGCTGGACATCAGGAAACTCTGCATTGGTTGCGGCGTTGGTCATGCAACGACCGAGGAACTGGTCGCTGGTTTCATTGGGTTGGGGTGTTGGTAAGGGCATGGGTAACGGTCTGCTGATTGGCTTGGGCGAATAGGTCTGCCTGTTCGTAAATGTAGGAGAGCGCAGATTTTACGCAGTCAGCACACCACCAATTCGTGTTCGGCCTGCCATGAGCAACGAGGATGGTCTGCAAGTCGTGGACTGCTTCCGGGGATAGCCGCATGAACAGGGCGGCTTGGTATTGCTCCCAATAATGGCGATGCTTTTGCGCCAGCAGGTATTCGGCTTGGGTCATCGGTTGGTAATTTGCAGGATTACAACGGTTAGCCCTGCCGAGGCAATGCCGTAAACAGGGGCAAGCATCCAGTCGCAGGTGAGCAGGGTGAGGACAAATCCTGTCCAAAAGGTGAGGCAGGTCACGCAGGAGAATGGCTTGTTCCTTCCAAGCCATGTGCGATACCAAGCCTGCGGCAAAACGTGGTACTCGGCAATGGCGAGGGCGGTCAGTGAACTAACGAGTAGCGTCAGGATTACTTCCATGGGTTTTGAGGATTGCGGCTTTGATTTTGGCCTTGGCTTGTTCGATTGAGTATATCACCGAGCGGTAGGGAATGCCTGTGTCACGGGATAGTTTTTTCATGTTCCCCGTCGCCATGTGCAACTTGAGCAGTTCCTTGTCATACGGAAACGCACCCTCCTTCGCCCAAGAATCCATCTCCGATTCGGCAATGGCCCACATATCGTCAACAATGGAACTGTACTCTTCGTGGGTCATATCAGCGTTGGGGTCGATTTCTTCGGTGATGTCGTGGTGGCGGTACTTTTGGGCGAACTGGTTATTCTTTCCCCGGTACAGGTTCAGGAGCAAACGCACCACATAGAACTTGAAATAGCCCTGCCCTTGGATTTGCAGAATCTTTGCAGGGTCTTTTTCCAGCAGTATGAGGACGCATTCCTGCTCCAAATCCCTCCAAAGCGGGTCGCCGCCTGTGATGGTAATGCAAGCCTTCTTGATTTCCCCTGAACGGTACAGGTCAAGGATTACGGTTTCGGCTGACTGCATACGCAAAGGTATGCAAAAAAATAGGGGGATGCGGTTAAGCACCCCCCCATCCGAATCTCACGGATTTGCCGATTATCGTAGGCTCACCGACGACATAAGTCGCACCTACTTAGAAGTATAACCTCCGTAAAGATTTAACAAAAAATCCTGCGCATTGTGCAAAACTTGTCTGCGGATGTACTTGATTTCGGGCGTGGCGATGATGTCCTGCTCGTAAGAGAGTTTATTTTTTATCAGCGTGGAGTGGTTGCGCTTGAGGACTGCCCCGATTTCGTGGTACTTGAACAGGAAGTCGTTGTAAGCAACGTCGGTGATGATGTTGCGAGCGATGACGTTGGCTCGCTTGCGGGAACTGGAGCAGATGGCTTCTCGGCTGATTCCGAGAATCGTTGCGGTACTGTCAACGATATGGTTGATGAGTGCTGGTGTCATGGTTATGGCTTTTTAGGGTACATCCAAGCGGTTACTTCATGCGTCCACCACGCTTCGCCGTGAATGTTGGTGAAGGTGATTTGCCCTTTCGTGAGCCATCCAACTGCGTAGTTACCGTCTTCAAGGGCAAGAAATACCTCTTCCATCGGAATCGGCATCGTGTATTTGGTAAGTCGTGTCCACGTCATGGCTTAGGCTTTTTTAGCGTTGAGGACATGGCCGAGCAGCACCCAATTCACCTTCCAAGGGGAAATGGTTTCGGCATGGTCAGGGCGTTGACAGTTGAGGCATTCCTTGCGGATGTGGATTTGCCAGCGGCGGAAATCGGTGGGGGTTGGTTTCATGGGTTTAGGGTTTGGTGATTGATTTTTGATAGCCATTGTTCATATACCTGCTCAGCTATTTGTGCCATCATTACAGGCGGAACACTCATTCCTATTAAATAATTTGGTCTTAATTTATTAAAAGCATAATCTAAGGGAAATGTGCCTGCTTGGCAAAATTCGTTTTTTATTAATCTTCGATTATGTTTATAATGATAAGCTGTTCCGTCGTTATGTGCAACTATTGTAGAAATAGGTTTATTTCTATTTACCCTATATGCATTATGCAGCATTCCTTTATGATGAACCGTACTAAAACTTTTGCCTTCTTCACAAATTTCCAGACATTTCATATAACTTGGACATATTGAATAGTCATCAATTTCAATGTGAAATTCATCAATTTGCTTAAAAGGTATTTGAGGTTCATTAAATTCAAGTTTTAATTTAGGCAACATTGTAAACATATCAACCTGTTCCATAAATAGAGCGGCTAAATCTTTACGCAATGCAATAAAAAACACTCTTTCCCTGTGTTGTGGTACTCCCATTTTTGAGGCATCCAAAAGCCAATGTTGTACATAATAACCGGCTAAATCAAATTCCCTATAAATTTTCCTTACGTAGCCTTTTGCTTCACCTAAAAGCAATCCCTTTACGTTTTCAGCAATTACTACTTTTGGTTGTAGCCTTTTTGCCAAATCAATAAAATCAAAAAACAAGGTATCTAAAACTTGTTCGGCTTGACCTTCTCTAAATAATTTTTCTTTGCCCCAATCTTTTTCTCTATTTCCTGCCATTGAAAAACTACTGCAAGGAGGTGACCCATCCAAAATATCAAGTTCGTAAAGTTCTTTTGGTAAATCTTCTCGCATTTTGAATGTTTGAATTGGTTCTAAATAAGCATATTTAGGATTGTGATTAATTTTGTATGCATCAATCATTTTAGGGTCAATCTCATTACAACCAAGCACATCAAAACCAGCCAACTTATATCCCATTGTAGAACCACCACCACATGCAAAACAACTAAATACCGTGCCTTTGTCTTTGGTAAAAATCGCATCTTTTAAGGTCCAGTTATATGGAAACCTATGTTTCATACTATTTGGTTTAGGTTTAGCAAAGATATACACAAGTTAGGAACATTCATCCAATATCCTTTGGAAATCTTCCACACTTCTGATGACTACATATTTGTAGCCAACTGCCTCCACGACTCCCTGCCACCACTTCTGCGACAGGGATTGCTTGCCCTTCGGGGCTTTGAACTCCAAGAACACCGCACCCTTGGGGGATAGGTAGGTCATGTCGGCAACGCCAGCGGTCAGCCCGATTCCTTTGAGGAAGAATCCATTGGAGCGGGAGCGAGGGTTGTTGAGGTTCAAGAATAGCAAGCCCTGCTCGTTTGGTCGAAGCATTGCGAACAACTTGACGCAGGCCGCTTGGAGGTTGTACTCTTCCATCATAAATCGATTCTATTTGGTGGGAACTCGTTGGCTTTGGTGAATGGAAGATGGCATTGGATGTCTGCGATACCAAGCATACCGTTTCGGTTCTTGCGTACGATGACCTCCATCAAATCTTCGGGTTTTGCATCGTCGTGTTGGTGAGGTCGGAAAACAAACGCAATTTTATCCGCATCAAACTCAAGTTGCCCCGTTTCTCGCAGGTCGGACATGATTGGCCGATGGTCTGCCCTGCCTTCCGTTGCACGGGATAGGGATGACACCACGACCCCAAACACCTTCTGCCGCTTGCAGATAGATTTAAGGGTCTTGGATATGTTGGTCATCTGCTCAATTTTAGGTTTGGGCTTGTCCATCTTTGTTGGCTCTACCAGTTGCAGGTAGTCAAGGTAGAATCCGCAAACTCCGTACTTGGTTTTGAGTTTTGCGATTTCGCCTTCGATGCGGTCAAGGTTGGCTTGGTGGAGGTCCACGATGTACAGGGGCTTTGACTTTAGAAGGTCCGCTTTTTGGGCAAGCGTTAGAAACTCGTCGTCGCCTATCCTTTCGCTTGGGTTTAGAAACGATGCCCCATCCATCTCGGCCAAGTTAGAAAGCATCCGCTGGGTCAGTTGGTCTGCACTCATTTCAAGGCTAAAGAACACCACAGGAATGCCAGCCATGGCTTGGTTCATGGCGATTTGCAAGGCAAGCAGGGTCTTACCCATTGCAGGGCGACCACCAAGAAGAATAAACTCGGATGGCTTAAATCCAGTAAACATTCGGTCTATTGGTGCAATGTAGCAGGGATAGATAGAATCCTTGCGCCTTCCTTCCCGGACTTCGTTCATGTTGAGCAAGTAGTCCTTGGCGAGTTCATGAGCGGTTGATTCGGAGGCATTGGTTTCCACGGCCTGCATCGCTTGGTAGCGTGCGAATGCTCTTGGAATGTCCCGGTCAACGGCAAGGTCTGCCATAATAGCTTGCTCTTCCCTTACCTTCCACGCTTGGTTCAAGTCTGCGGCGTAGGTCTTCCAGTCCGATGTGATGGTAATGCCATCGGCTACGTTTGCGAGTTCAATGACTACAAACGCCTGACCTTGGCTGACAAGTTGTTGGTGAACGGTTACCAAGTCCACGGGCCGCTCTGCCCGGTGAAGGGCTTCAATGGCTCGGTATATGAAGACGTTATTCCCTGTGAACAACCTTTCGGGAATCTGCATCAGCAGGGATGCACGGTCAATAAAGGAATCCATCAGGCAGGACAGGAGCCTGCGTTCAGCGGAAATGAGGTAGGTCTGCGTCATCGGTTTGGTTTAGTGGTTTTGCAAAAGTATTGCCACGGATAATGGTTTGGTCCTCCCATCGGGCTTGGTTCAGGTAGGTTGCGGCATGGGGAATAAACTCAACGGGGGTATCGGAGTAGAGGCGTGCAACGTTGTTGATAGCCTTCTGCTGGTCTTCATCTTTCAACTTGGCGAAGGCTTTGAGTGCGGACTGCTTGGAGGTCTTGCGCGGATACAAGGCCCAAAATTGGTCAAAAAGGACACAATCTTTCTTCTCCCTCTTATCTTCTCTTCTCTTCTCTTCTCTATTGAACGTAGGTTCAACATAGGTTGAAGGTAGGTTCAACATAGGTTCAACCTTAGTTGGATTTTCTTCAACCTTAGTTGACCTTCTTTCGGCACTTCTTTTCCCTGCTTCGGACATCTTGGTACGGTGCAGGTTTGCGTCTTCCCATTGAATGTCAAGGAATTTGATAAACACGGACGGACCATTGGTTTCTACCAAACGGGTTTGCAGTAGCCTTTGCAGATGCCCATCGGCTTCCAGTTCGGCGTGCTCGGTTGACATCTCGCATTCAGCGTTCCAATAGACGCAGCAAAGTCGGATGAAGGCTACCTGCACCTCGGCGGGTTGCCGTGAGATTCGGCCCATCATCCAATCGGCTGGGCAGAACTTAAACCATGATATTTGTTTCATGAGTAAAAAAAAGCCCCAACTGGTAGAGGCAGTCGGGGCAGGGTTAAGATGTACCCTTTTTTCTAAACGACTTGCTGACCTCTACTTCAGCAAACCGCCTTTATTGGTAAATGTGAATTTCGTGCAAAGTTACACTAAAATGGTACACTAAAATGGCAAGTCATCTCCATCTTTTTGTGGTGATGGTGCAGAATCTTGGCGGTCCTGCATCGGCTCGACTTTGCCGCTCAGGAACTTCTTGCCGCCTTGGGATTCACGCACCCATGCGGACAGGCGCATCTTAGTGCCATCGGGCAGGATGATGTCGCCCTTGTAGTCAGGACGCTTGGGGTTGTCGCCTTTGTCGTTAGCGAACAGGGAGAAGGTGTTGGGTTGTGGGGTGTAGTTGCTCATGGGTTTTGGGTTAAAAAATTAAAGATAAGGGTCTTTGACTGGAATTAAATGTTGGAGGTCGTTGTTCTTTTTGGGGTCGAACCAGTAATAGCAACGGTGCGAGTAAAGGTGTCCTGTAGCCCGTAGGTCATCAAGAATACGATAGGTGATGCGCATATGCATCCCAAGGACTTTGGCTAACTCCTTTGCCTTGTAAGGCTTTTCAAGGAGCAGGATGGCGGCTTGTAATCCCGCCACCCTGCCAATCTTTTGCACGCCTTTCTTCTTCTTGGGTGGTGTTGGTTGTATCATCCCTTAAAAGTCACAGAAATGGATGGTTTTGTGCCTTTTGCGGGACATACAGGAACGACCTCGCCAGTTGCTTCGTCAATGACCGTCATCTTGCCAGCGTTGCGGAAGGCCATCTTGAGTTGCTCTTCCCTCGCTTTCATGGAGGCTTGCAGGTCACTCCAAACTTGGTCGTGCGAATAGTCGGGAGTAATCGCCCCCTCCTTGAGTTGGATGTCAGCACCGAATGCGGAGAAGGTCTTGCCGTTCTTTTCGGCTTCATCCCACACCGTTTGCTCGGTGGCTTTGAGGACCTGCTCAACGGCTTTGACAACGGCTTTGAGGCGCACATGGGCGGCGATGGGATTGACCTCTCCTTCCTCTATTCGGAGGATGAGGTTAGCAGCGATGTCGGCGATGTCAGCCTTGCTGATGTCCGACTTTGGAATGGTTACGAGTTCTTGGTTCATGGCATTGTGGTTGTGGGTTGAGATTCAAATAGGAGGTAGAAGGTATGGATTTTCATATTCCAAACTTCGTAGGGCAGGTTTGCAGCAAACCAAAGAATTTCTTGGCCATCCAACTGCCACCAGTATTCGTGCTTTTGTAAAAGTGCGAGAAGGTTTTCACCGATTTGAGGTTGTTCGCTTTTGATATCAAGGATAGCCTTGAATACATCGGCATTGCATTTGGTCAGTAGGTTGCTCATGGCTTCTTGTATTTAGCAATTTGGTCTTGGAGGAACTTGATGCCTTTCTCGTACCGGGCAGGGGTCATGCCCTTGTGGTCCTGATACTTGAAACGCTGGTCTTCGGGGAGTTGCTCAACGAGAGCCATGAAGTCGGCTTTGAGGGTAGCAACGTCGAGGTCATCGTATGTCGCAACCAAGCCAAGGCGGTCGCTCAAGTCATCAAGGTTGGCCTGCTGGGCGATAGCCATCTGCACCTCGTTGGCTGATGCGATGCTCGTTTCGATTCCGATTCCAAGAGCGGCAAGGCAGCGACCGAAGGCAGAGGTTTCGCAGTTCTCGACATAGGAAGTCTTGTTTATCATGGAACTGGTGCGGTCCTCATGGGCGTGGCCTGTTGCCCGGATGCGGCCTTCTGCGTCACGGATGACGGCACGAATGCAGCAGCGGTCGGGTTGCAGGTCAACAAGTTCCGATTCGATGCTCCACCCTGTGTAGGCTTTGTCGTTGCGGAAAAAGAGCAGGCGTTGGTTTACTTCGACGTAATCCTTGCCTTTGATGTTGGTGGTTTTGAACTTGTGCATGGTTTAGGGTTTAGAGGGTTTTGAGATAGGTGATAAAGAAGCGTACAAAAATCCAATAGAAGCCACCAGCGGCGGCGAGGTAGGTGATTACCGTCATAGCGGCATCGAGGTAGCGTTCGAGTTTGTTCATGGGTTTGTGGTTTAGTGGGTGGAAATTAAAGTGAGCGACGGTATTCGTTGACAACGTGGATGTGGTCGTGGTGGACTTTGGTTTGGGTGATATAGGCAATTTGCACCATTTCTGCGGATGTCGCTTTGGAGGCATCAGCCTCGCAAACACCGTTCCAAAGCATTGCAGATGCGGCTTTGTATTGCTCTTCGGTTGGAATGTAAGCACCGCCAGCGGTCGAGTAGTTGAACTGACTTTTTGCACGATTGGCTTCCATCTTGGCTACTTTCTTGGCGAAGGCAGCATCGGCTTTGGCGGCACGTTGCTCGGCGGTTAAGGTCGACTTATAAGTTGATTTGCGGTAAAAAGGCATGGCTTATTGGGTTTAGTGTCCGACAAAGTTACAACGGCTTTTCCTTTTTGCGACCTCTTGCGTCAAATTTTTTTTCAGGGCATTGCACCCGAAGCGGTATAAATTCCTAAATTTCGCCATAATTAGAACCGTAAGGGTATAAATTTGCATCATGACCTACCACTCCACAAGACCCGCAAAAGCCCTCACGAATGCCTTGGAGCGGCTGATGATTTCCATATCCACCCAAGAACTGGAAGAGAACCACGTCCTCCTGTGCGAGTACAGGCGTGCCTGCGACCTGCTGGGCTACGACCCGGCGAAGGCTCAATGGAGTAACGTTGAGGGCGTGAATGCGTCAGGACTGCCGAACGATGAACCCCATACCGTTGACTACTACTATCTCCTAAACCCCGAAGAATAGCCATGAGAAACATCACCCACCTTGTCGTCCATTGCACGGCTACACCGAAGAACACCACCATCGCATCCATCCGCAAGTACTGGAAGGAAGCCCTTGGCTGGAAGTCCGTGGGCTACCATAAGATAGTCGAGGCCAACGGCAATATCGTGCAACTCGCACCCGATTCGGCCATTACCAACGGGGTGCAGGGCCACAACTCAACATCGCTCCATGTGTCCTACATCGGCGGCAAGGATAAGGATGACCGCACCATCCAGCAACGCCAAGCGATTGCAGGGGTACTGTTGGAATGGCTCAAGAAGTACCCGACGGCTCGCATTTGCGGACACAGGGATTTCCCGAACGTGACCAAGGCTTGCCCTCAATTCAGCGCAGAGAAGGAATACGGCTACCTTTACCTGACTGCCGCAGGACCGCAGGAGGGATAGTTGTACGAAGGAATCGTACAGGTTAGCAGGAGGAATAGTTTGCGAAAGGTAGCGGTTTTCGCTACTTATGGGAAATAATCTCTTTTTTGGGGGGTATAATGGAGAATTGATTCCCCAAATTAGTACAACCTATCCGCAGGGGTGAAGGTTGCGTGGACTTGGACCTCTGGGCCGTTATTGTCCTTACTGCCATTTCTGCTTGTTTCGAGTTTCATCCAATAGCCTCCCAAAGGTTTCGGGCCTCTTCCTCGCTCAGTATGAAAGCCCATGTATCCGGCATCCCATTCCTCTTTGTAAGTCGCCGTACGCAGTTGGTGAACAGGCTTTTGAATGAGGGTCTTGGTCGCACGGTCATAGCGGTGGATGATATTTTGATGATAGTATAATTCATGGACGTGGCCCATCCAAGTCAAGTCGTAGCCTTCGGTGGTCATCAATATGCGTGAATCGTGAATTACTCCCTTGCTGATGAACGCTCCACCACCTGCACCATGAAAATAATGCACGACGAAGTTCTTGGACCGCAGAGGGTCGTGGTTTACCCGAATATCCAGCGTGCCGCCATAGCCACCAACTTCGACTGCTGACCCTGTGGCGTAGTTCAGCGTGCTTGCGAAGCGTTGCAGGATGTCGGTTTCTTGGTGGTGGATGATGGAGGTTTCGTGGTTGCCGTAGCCGAGCAGGAGCAGGTTCTTGGCGTATGGGCTGAACCATTCCACCGCCGTATTGACGATAGAATCCAAGTAGCGTGCGTTGTTGTGTTCGGGGCGGATGTCCTCCTTGCTTCGCCGTGGGTCGCCACGCCCTTGCATCAGGCAAAAGCAGTCCCCATTAACGATAATGCCCGCATTACGGCGTTGCGCCTCTTTAAGATGGTTGGTCAGCAGACCCCTGTCGCAGTGGGGATTATCCCAGTGCAGGTCGCTGATAAGGAGAAATTCCTGCCCCGATTGGCAGGATACTTCGTGGATGTTACGGGAATGCTTGGTTAGTGGTAGCAGCATCAGGCTTGTCGTAGGGTTGCGTTTTCGGCTTCAAGCACTTGGATTGTGTTCTCCAAATGTTCTATCCGCTCCCGCAAAGCTACGATTTCATTCCTTAGTTGCGCCAATTCTTTCTGCTGGGCCTCTGCGGTCTGCTGCCACATCGCCAGCACCGCTTGGGCTTGCTTCACCTGCAATGAATCTGCCGTGAATTTGCCCTTGGTTAGCCAAGCGACTGCACCGCCAACGACTGCGCTGACCGTGCCGATGATGGTCGTTTCGATTAAGTTCACGCCTTGGGAACTTCGGGTTTAGCCTTTACTTTCTCTACGGCCATCCAACCTACTGAAAGCAAGGTTATTAATGCGCCGATGATTTCCTGCAAAGCGGTTGCGTCAAGTAACCCTTTGGCTACGAGTGTGCCACCGATGAAGGTAAGTAGATGGCGAAGAAGGGCGATGATTGCTGATTGCATGATGTTGGGTTTGTCGGGGTTACGGCGGCGAAATAGTCGCATATTGGTAGATGTTATTTCGTTTGCGGTGTTGCAAATTCTTGGTAGTCGGCGGTGTATTGCTCATCCCAACCGAGGAAGGAATGCACTCCGCAAGGCGTGGGCCATACGATGTACGAGGTCAGTTCTTTGGGGCAAGCGTCTTGGAATAGTATGTCAAAGCAAACCAATCCATCCATTTCTCCGAGCGGAACTGCCGTGTCAAGCGGTTGCAGGGATGCGAGCAACTGGTCTGCAACCTTCTGCGATGGGAATGCGAATTTGCGAAAGGTAGGCATTACGGGGTTGTTAGGGCTGCGAGTTCTGCGTTGGTCAGGCGGGTGGTGTAGAGGGCAGCGGCACGGATGCGGTCGTTGAGAGAGGATAGGCCAGTTCCAGTTTCAAGCGTACCAATAAAAACCGATGAACAAGCAGGAACTAAAGCGGTTGTATCCGTTCCAATCTGCACTCCATTAACATACAAAACGTAATCATTTAGAGCGTATGCGGCGGCTATTTTGTAAATGCCAGCAGGTTGATTTGTTGCCGTGTTTATGTCGGCTTGGGTTGTATTGGTAACTGTTGCTAAAAGACGAATCCTGTTCGTTGAATTAAATAATAAGGCTATTCTATTAGTTTGAGTTCCATCGTTTATAACAAAAATCCTTGTACCATTTGTAAGATTTTTGACATCTACCTCCGCATAAATCGTTCCCTGCGTCTGCCCTATCGCACCGCTGACCGCTCCGCTGACCGAAATCACATCGGCGTTGCGGGTTATTGACCCTGTGGTGGTGGGGATGTAGGAGGTTGCAACCGAGCCTGTTTCGAGTTGTGCGCCCCAGATGTAAACCGTAGAACCACTTGCCGTAGATGGAAGACCAGCTGAGATTGTTGATGTAGCACGAACTCCTATAATACTGGTAGCAGGCGTGTAAGATGC